GGTCCTGGGTGTGCGGCAGTCTACATGCACACAAGCTCAACACCAGCGGCGGGAAACCCCAACCCAGCGGCGGGATACATCGTTGTTCAACTCACTGGAAATTATGGCGGCTATCTCGGTGGCTACCACGGATACGTTTCACCTCTTAGCGGATCTTCGATCAACGTCACATCAGGACTCACAGCGGGCCTTGCTTATGTTGTTACCGCTGTTGGAACTACAACCCCTACCAACTGGGCGACTCTTGGTGTGCCCGCTGGCGTGACTGCCGCGCCCGGTGTTCCGTTCATCGCGATCACTTCTAGTGCTGGATCAGGAACCGGAACCGTTCAAGTTCCTGTGGCTACTGGATCAGGCACGCTTGATCTCGATGTTGTAGGCGACACCAATCTTGCTGTGGCTGGCACCGCTGGCTCTCAAGTTATTCTTCGCGTTCTCGGCGCGACTAACTCAAGCACTACCACTTTGGTGGCAACTGCACCGGCAAACAACACCGTCATTGGGCTTCGCTTCTCGATGCTTCCACTCGCGAGCCAACTCCACTAATTCATGGCAAAGTTTTTCACCCCTTCACGCTTATCAGAGAACATTGTTGAAACGCCGGAAGGCTTTCTTCTCTGCATGAGTGTGCCTGTTGCTCGTACGGGCTGGCAGGATTATGGGCCAGGTGAAACGCCGCTTGAAGTTGGCAATGACGGAAAAGTTTGGGTGTATCGAGATGCTTCAGAAGTTTTTCGTCCTCAAACGATGGCGAGCTTCAACGGCAAGTCGATCACGATCAAACACCCGGAGGATTTTGTTGTCCCTGCAAACTGGAAAGACCTCACGCACGGCACGGCTCAAAATGTTCGCAAGGGTACTGAAGTTGATGAAGACGGCGAAGAAATGCTTTTGGCTGATCTTCTCATCACCGATGAGCTTGCAATCGGTCTTGTTAGAAACGGATTGCGAGAAGTCTCATGCGGATACGATGCTGAGTATGAACAAACAGGTGATGGTGAAGGTAAGCAGTTAAACATCATTGGAAACCATATTGCTCTTGTCGAGCAAGGTCGTGCAGGTCCTACCTATGCGATCAAAGATCACAAAACGAAAGGTGAAGAAATGAAAACGCTGAAAGAATTAGCTGAGCAATTGAAAAATCTCGGCAAGACCGTTGATGCAGCTGTGGCCGCTGAAGACAAAAAGGCTGCCGACTTGGCAAAGGCCAAGAAGAAAACCAAGACTGGTGACGATGAAGGCGGAAAGACGCCTGAGCAAGTTACCTACGATGATCTCGTCAAGAAGATGGCCGACATGAACGACAAGCTCGATGGCATGATGGGCTCGAAAAAGTCCGATGATGAAGACGAAGAAGACAAGCCTAAAAAGTCTGACGATGAAGAAATGGATGATTCTGACGAAGACGATGAAGTCGGACAGAATGGCCGTCTCGACAAACTTGAAGCCGCTATCGCAAAGATTCTGAAAGTTCTCGGCAACAAAAAAGCTGATGACGAAGAGTCTGAAGAAGACGGCGACGAAGACATGTCTGGCGATGAGGACATGGAAGAGTCTGAAGACGAAGACATGGAAGAAACTGATGACGAAGACTGTGAAGACGAAGAAGGCGAAGAGGCCGAAGAGTCACAGAAAAAGAAAACTGGCGACGAAGCTAAGTTTGAAATCCTCACACCAGGAAAAAAATTCAAAGGCAAAGATGCACGCTCAAAGTGCCTGAAAGAGTTTGCCAAGTCGGACGAAGGTATGAAGGTCCTCAAACAACTCGGCCATAAAAAGCCTGTGTTTGATGCCAAGACCAACGTCGATATGCTTTTCATGGCCGCATCAGCGCTCGTGAAATCGAAACGCGGAACCGGACTCGGCGGAACTAAAGACTCCACCAAGTGGAAAGATGAAGACGTGGATAACACGGCTTCTGAAGGAAAAACCGCTGAAGAGTTGAACGAAATCAATGCCAAGCATTACGGCGTGGCGAAGTAACCGGCCTGACTAGGCCAGAAAGCAGAGAATAAAAATGGTTAGCTATTTATATGCGTCTCCGTCTGGTATTCCAGGTGACGTTACTCGCGTCGATGAATCAAACATCGAGCCTGTAACGCTCATCTCCCCATTCCCAGCAAACTACGGACTTCCGATGAAGTACGTTTCCCAATCGGGCGGACCTGAAGGCGTCACCCCGATGGTGGCAGCTGACACCGCTTCCTTGTTTGCCGGTATCTTGACTCGTCAAGCACCTGCAATCAGCGGAAACAACACCAATGAAGACTTCTACACCGATGAGCCAAACCCGCTTCAGATTCAGGGTCTTTGCGTTCGTGGTTATGTCTCCGTTTTCGTCAACGCTGGATCACCAGTGCGCGGCCAGGTCGTGGGCTTGGTTGTTACCGCAAGTGCTGGCCATCCGGCTGGACAGCTTGAAGTGGCGACGACTGGAAACAATGTTCCTCTCACTGGCACCCTCGTTGGAAACGTAACGTGGGCGGCTGATGGTGTGGATTCTAACGGATTCGGCGAAGTCCGAATCGCTCAGTAATAGAGCAGAGAGGAAATGAGAAAATGAAAAGATTCACTAGAGGATTTAAGACGAAAGACTCGGCGTTGGCGTTCTACGTCAATCAGCTCGAAAACTTAGACAAACGTCTCTACATGCCACTCACGAGCGTGAGTTGGGGTCGTGATATCAAGCTTCGTCCTGGTATCACGATGAGCGATGAAAGCACGTCGTTCATTCAGTCAGCGTTTGCGGCTGGTGGTACTCAGTCGAATTCAAACGGAAGCAACGGGGGCAACTTGCCTTGGTTGTCGGCTGAATCAACCGCCATTCCTGGTGTGTCGATCGACGGTCAAAAGACCGTGTTGCCACTGCGTCTCTTGGGTCGCGAAGTCAGTTTCACTTCGGTGGAATTGGATCGCTCTCAGCGCCTTGGAACTCCGATTGATTCTCAGAAGGCAGACGCCCTGAATATTCTCTATCAGATGGCGATCGATCAGATGATCTATATCGGCTCGACCGATGTAGGCGCTCAAGGATTGTTGAACAACTCAGCAATCACCGAGAGCGGAGTCAATGCAGGTGTGAGCGGGTCTACTCTGTGGGTCAACAAAACCCCTGACGAGATTCTTGCTGACGTGAATGAGTTGATCGAAAGCACTTGGTCTGCCGCTGCCTTCGCAGTGTGCCCTTCCAAGTTGCTCTTGCCACCAGCTCAGTTCAGCTACATCGCAAGCCAAAAGGTCAGCTCTGCCGGAAATGTTTCGATCTTGAAATTCTTGAAAGAGAATTCCATTGCTCTCGAAGTCAACGGCAAGGAACTCGACATTCAACCCGTCAAGTGGCTCACCGGACGTGGCGTTGAAGGCGAAGACCGTATGTTGGCCTACACCAACGAAGAAAACCGTGTGCGTTACCCGATGGTGCCTATCCGTCGCGAAACTGCATACTATCAAGGCATCCGTTTCATCGCGCCCTACATTTGGGCATTCGGTGAGTTGGAATTGCCATACCCTGAAACCCTTCAGTACGCTGACGGGATTTAAGAAAGGAAATAATCATGGCAATGAAGAATGTTATTTTCACCCGTCCCGTCCGAATCGGAAAAACGGTTTATCCGAAAAGCAAACGCTCTGTGCAAGTTGACGAGAAAGCTCTCGATTCAGCTTTTATCAAAGCGTTGATCGCTAACGGAAGCATCGTTATCCCGGCAGCACCCGCTGCACCGGCTGCCGCACCGGCTGCCGCACCTGCAAAGGCTGCGAAGTAGTCCACACATCACAGGCGGTGGCTGATTCGTCAGTCACCGCCTTCATAAAATTTTGAAAGGGTAGAACGATGGAAGTTATTTTCGCAAAAGCAACTAAACTCGGTGGCAGAAACTTCGCCAAAGGCAAACAAGAAGTTTCGGATGCCCTTTTCTACAACGTCGCTTTCAAGAAGCTCATCCAATCCGGTGCGGCTCAAGTCGTGCCCCGTGATGCTGCACGTCAAAAAGTTCAGACTGCGAAGGACGTGAAGTCTCTTCAAAAAGCTAAGGCCATGAGAAAGGCCGCTAAAGCCCTCCAATCGGCAAAGGCTGCACCGAGCGCAAAACCTACACATTCGGATGCGGCTGGGTCTGATCAGGCCCTCCCTACGCCCGCCAAGCCGGTTCTGGCGGGGGCTACTGCTCAGGTGTCCGCACCTGTAGCCCCCGTGACTGCGCAGAAGGTGTGAACCGATGGACTTTGTCGTGGCCGACTTCAGAAAAGCCTACCCGGAATTCACGGATAACGTGAAGTACCCGGATACCCTTATCCAAGGGTGGGCCAATCTCGCCACGGCAATGGTCAATCCACGCGCTTGGAAAAGTCAGACACCCCTTGGTGTTAATCTCTACGTCGCCCACGAGATCACGCTTGAAGCCCAATCGATTGCGGCTGCCAACATTGGCGGCACACCAGGTGGGCAAGCTGGCGTGGTCAACACCAAGACGGTGGGCTCAGTCACCGTAGGCTATGACGTTCAAAGCACTTCCGAAAAAGATGCTGGCTGGTGGAACCTTACCACCTACGGAAAACAGTTTATCAGACTCGCTCGGATCTTTGGCGCGGGGGTCATTCAACTATGAAGGCCACCCTCACCGTCACTTCCGATTTCACGAAGACTTTCAATGAGACGATCGCGCGTTTTAAAAAAGACGCCGTGTTAGTTGGAATTCCACAGGAGGATGACGGACGTGAAAACAAAGAAAAAGGAAAGTCTGAAACTATTGGGAATGCTGCAATTTTGGCCATTAACCATTTTGGCAGTGAAGCGGCACATATTCCGCCTCGTCCAGTTCTTACGACGGGAATTAGAAACGCACAAAAAGCAATTGCTGAAGAGTTTAAAAAGGCTGCAATCGGAGCACTCTCGAAGGGCTCGTCTGCTCTCGAAACCTATTACGAGAGAGCGGGAACCATTGCTAGTAACTCCTGCAAAAAAGTCATCAACGATCAAGAAGGGCTCAAAGCACCGTCGAAAGCGACACTAGAATCTCGCAAGTATCTGACGGCCACAGGATTCAAGGGAAAAAAAGCTCTCTTGGTGACTGCCCAACTTAGAAACGCAATAACCTATGTGGTGCAAACTGTATGGGGAACATAGACGTTTCTGAATTACTCGTTGATCCCGATTTGGTTCAGCCGCTCACGCTGATTAAGCGTACTGCGTGCCGAGACAATTTTGGTCAAAATCAAATTCAAGAAGTAGGCGTTCCGATCGTTGGCTCAGTTCAACCGATCAGCGGAAAAACTCTTCAGCGTCTACCCGAAGCAATGAGAGTCGCCAATGTTCAAAGCTTTTGGGTGAGACACTCATTGGTGTCAGATAGCTGCAACAAGTACCCTGATATCATCGTGAAGAAAGGCAAACGCTTCACGGTACAACTCGTTTTTGATTGGAGTGATTGGGGTGCGGGCTGGACCGAAGGAACTTGTGTTGCAGAAAGGCCAGCCGGATGAGTAATACAAGCGCAAGCGGCGGCTACTTACTTCCGCAACAGCAAGCATCACCATTTGGCAATCTCACGTTTGAACAGTTTCTTCAGACGGTACTTGTCGGCATTTCAGGACTCCCTGGTGATCTCGTCATTCCGCGCTGGCAGACGGACGAACCTACTCAGCCTGACATTCACGTCAACTGGCTTTCGTTTGCTCTCACTGAAGATGATTCAGACACCAACGCTTATGTGGGCATCGATAGCAACGGCAATAACCAGTTCATGAGAATGGAAGCGTTGACTCTTCAAACCACTTTCTACGGGCCACAAAGTCTTGAGTACGCAAAAGCTTTGCGAGACGGATTTCAAATCAAACAGAATTTAGAAGCGCTC